GGTTCTCTGTGTTCCATATAGAATCGATACTCCTCATCTGCATTTTTAAAGAATAAATTACGTTTAGTATTAGGTTGAAAGTCCTCATCACCTACTCTATTCGGATCATCAGGTGTCTCTCTCCAATTATCTTTATTGTATTTCATTCTTCTTCAGTATCCTTCATAGTAATAGTTAGTGCTTCTGCTCTATTGCTGTATATTTTGTAACCAATAGACCCAGTAAAGCGTTTAACATCTTCTTCACTAAGAAATTTAAAAGAATCAGAGCGATCTTCTAAATCTTTAGTTAATTCTCTGCCTACTGTATCTAAAAGTTTTACTAATATCTTAGCGTCTTTCTTTGTGAATGTAATCTTAGTTAATGTAATCATCTTACTTATCTCCTAGGGTTGTAGTATTTTCTTGAGATTGAAACCAATCATAGGCTTCAATAGATTCTAATACCTCTTTGAATAACAAGGCTTTTTCTAATGCTACTTCTTCTTCTGATACCATAAACTTATTGAATACATCATGGTCTTTATTTTCCATCGGCTTATTCCTTATTTTGGTAGGTAATTTATAAGAGATTCTTCTGGAATTTTATGCAACAACTCTTCTATTGCAGACCAATCTCCATTTTGAATATCTATTTTCATTTCTTCTATTACTGCATTCACTAATACTTTTTTAGCAGAAGCATCTTGCAATACTGGCAAACATATTTCATCTAACCATGACATCATTCATCTTCTCCATATAAATTAATCCAATCTTCTTTAGTACATCCACTGATTAAGAATTCTCTTTCATGTTTATTTAAATCAGGCATGATATCTTGAATCAAACCTTCTTTTCTTTCCCACGAGAGTAATTGTGAAATTGAAATATATAAAGACATCGTATTCATTTTGCCTGTTAACGGGCTTTTACGTTCAACTTCTAACATATCTTATCTCCTGTATTTCCTAGTTGGATACTCTTCAAGTGACCAAGCCCAATAGGGGACTGATCTTTTATTATTCTGTATTCCTTTAATATGTCCACCATTCTTTAAGAACTTATCGACATCAGAACTAAGGGCTTCTCCTTTAGTCACAACAATTGCAGGCTTCTCCTTTGTTCTTTGAACACTAACTGGCCCTGCCATTAGCCGTTTAATTTGCTTGATACCTAATGGATGCTTCTTTTCATACCTAGTTAATTCCATCTAAACTCCTTTGTTTTCAATAGCTTGCTTCGTTGGGGAGCAAAAGCCTACCACGATTCCGAAACCGATGTCAAGCCCCATCACTTGTACTACTGCTCACCATATTAAAATCACGATCAATTCTATTATAAATTTTTGTAGTTACCAGTATATATTACTTAGCCCTGTGTTAAAACTAAAAGTTAAGGGACTTTACAATCCCCTAACTTGTATACTTTATTAAGATACTTTAGAAATTAAACCATTTCTCATTCTGACACTTGCGAAAAACTCTCTCTTGTAACCTGTTATATGTGGTCGATTACAACCTACAAACTCACCGTTTGGTCTAAATTCTGCTCCGAACAATGAAGTTTCTGTAAAATTGAGCGGCAAGCCGATGGACTCCTTTAGTACTTTTTTAGTAGGATAATTAAATATCATCATGGTGTTTCGCTCCGTAGTTGGTTGATTTTTATAGGTGCTGCACGAAGAGCAGAGCGCCTATAAAAATTGGCCGGCTACAGAAACACCATAACGGATGATATTTAAGCAAGCCTACTACTTACAAAACCCTTTCACAACTAGAACAACAAATAAAAAAATCCCCGCTGGGTAGCGAGGACTTTCTCTGGAGATTTAAATTACTTAGTAGCTGGTATAAGCCCAACTGACTTGAAGTCCTTCTGTACTGCTGCTTTAAGCTTAACTGAATTACCTACTATCTTCTTAGGCATTATAGAGCAGAAGCTCTTAGAGGATATGTAGCTTCTGGGTTTCCCCTCTGCGGTTAACTGAGGAGTCCCGTCTTCGTATTCCAGGGGCTTGAGGGTCTTACTAAATAGCAGTCCTAGGAATCTCTTGTAGACCATTCCTGTCAGGTTTCTAGGAACCGTAGGGTTTGCTGCCATGTAAGTCGAGGTGAGATTGTAAGCTGATGATTTAACGTAGGAGTCTTTAAGAGATTGGTCATTTTTATCTAGTCCATTCTTCTTTAGACTTGCAAGAAGTTCCTCTTGAGTCCAGAACTTAAATGTTGGTGTAGTCATAATATTCTCTCTGTTATTAGTAATTAAGGTTTAAGGACTTTTTAGAATGCCCTCGCAGAGATCGGGCATTTTAAAAGTTCGGCCTTAATTACTAAGTACTAACAGAGGGGAGATTATGAGCCAACATTTAAGTTTGCTATGGACTCAAGAGGAACTTCTAAGGCTGAAGAATTAGATAAAAATGATGCTTCGATCTCTTGAAACTCCTATATGTAATCAGCTTACAATCTCTCACTTACTTGGGAGATTCGGAGGTTCTAAGTTGACAGGAATACAGGTAGAGATGACGTTGGTATTTAGTAAGACCCTCAAGCCGGAGAAGGATAGAGAGGGATAGATGTAAGCGTAGAGGGGAAATAGATAAGTTAAGTCCGACATTCTGTGGAGTAATGCCTAAGAAGATATATTAAATCGGAACATTAAGCTTAGCAGTACAGAAGGTCTAATACATAATTGGGCATACCCCCATCGCTAAGTTTTAAATATCCAGAGAAATTAATAAACACTCAGCGGGGACTTCAGCAGATGCCGTTGTTCTATTAATACCTAAACTCTAACTAGGATATTTTGATAGATGTCTTAACTACTTAGTCTCTTGAAATCTCTGAAGTTCTCTGGAGTTTAAAGGTTACTCTATAGACTCAGGAGTCTTCATAATTCTCTGTAAACCTGTTGCTCTGACTCCAAAGAACTCCAAAGTTCTACTAAGAGTACTCTGGAGTATCAAAAGAGTAGTCACCTAGAGTATAGAACACTGAAGGTTAGCATCAAACCTCCAGAGTTGTAGAGGGGTAGGCAGTAGCCCATGGCCCCCCCGTAGTATATATACTAATATACATACATTTTTAAACGAGTAGGGTGTTAAGCAGTTAAAGCGGGACTCAGGAGGTCTTGAGAGGGATAGGGTCTTGTACTTACTAGGATCGTTAAGGACTACCGGGGGCGAAGGGGGGACTACGGAGGACTCTTGAGTCCTGTTGGATATTTAGATCGGGACTTCTAAAGACTCTAAAGTTCCTCTAGAGGGAAGTAACAGTTAAGTATGAGTAATATCTATACATATTTACTCCTAAAAATTACAAGTGAGTAAAATTTACTAGTCTTTGCTTCTATTTTTATTTGTCTACTTGTAAGGTGTAGCTGTTTTTTTAAGAACCTTAACGGCAGTATACAGTCTATTTCTAGGTTTGTCAAGTGTAAAGGGCTTGACAACCTGTTAACCAGTGTGTATACTACCTACATTATGAAAAAAGAACTTACAACAAAGCAACAAACCTTCCTAGACAACTTAGTTGAAACCGGAGGTGATCCCAAAGAAGCTGCAAAACTCGCGGGTTATTCAGAGAACGGACATTGGCAGGTCGCTCACGCACTTAAAAATGAAATAATCGAACTAGCCTCTAACATTCTTGCTCAATCCGCACCTAAAGCAGCGATGAAGCTTGTAGACATAATGGACTCTAATGTCCCTATACCTCAAGCCAACATGCGGCTACAAGCTGCTCAAACTATTCTAGACCGTACTGGCTTAGGAAAGCAAGAACGACTAGAAGTAAAACATAAAGTAGAAGGCGGTTTGTTTATACTACCCGCTAAGGAAGAGATTATCATAAATGGTGATGCGGCAGAGATCGAGTAGCACAATACCTTTTGGCTATAGGCTCAACGAAGAGGACAACAAAACTCTTGAGCCTATACAGCTTGAGCTAGATACTTTAAGGGTTGTTACAGCTCTGGTTACTAATGAGTCTTTATCTTTACGCGAAGGCAGTCAATGGATAGAACACAAAACAGGAAGACCTCTTAGCCACGTAGGGCTAAAGTCAATAATAGATAAAACAACAACACAGGAGTTAGAACCCTATGAAAGATGAAATAGAAAAAGCAATAATCAAACTAGCAGCAGCAATAACAATAATGTCAACACCAGAGGCGTGTATGAAATCCACGCAAGCAGTGTTGAACCTTACTAATGCCCTCGCTGTCCTAGACCGTATAGAGGGAGAATAGTGGAAGATTGGACTCAGAACCCACAGGACTACCAAACCAATGAAGACGGCTCTTTCGTTCTCAAAAAAGATGGTAGTCCCCGCAAGAAGACCGGAAGACCTAAAGGTTCAAAAGGGAGGGGCTACAACTACCACTCAGAAACTAAGGCCAAGATAAAGGCCAGACGGTCTGTACGAACTAAAGAGAAGTCTGCGGAGAAAATAAGACAGAAGCTAGTTGCTAAACGAGACTCACTCAACGCATCCAAAGAAACTTTAAACAAACTGGACCGAGCAAACGCTAGTAAAGTTATAACCGAAGATATACTAGACAAAGTACCACAAGCTCTAAAAGACGAAGTTAATAACAATGTTATATTCAAACCTAATGCTGGGCCACAGACAGACTTCCTAGCAGCCCCTGAGAGGGACGTTCTCTACGGAGGTGCAGCAGGTGGGGGTAAGTCCTATGCGATGCTCATAGACCCCTTACGCTTCGCACACAGGTCTGCACACAGAGCATTGATAC